TTATTTGCTATATGTATTAAATTTAATACAACATTTCAAAGAAACAAAAATTCAAAATTTAATATGCGAAGACCTTAAAGACTATTCAAATAATTATAAAACAACAAAACAAGAAGAAGATACATTAAATAGCAATGACTTTAATATAGTAAATGAAACATTAAAATTAATGTCTTCTACTAGTTCAAATTCAAAAAAATTAACTAATATAGATTTAATGGTTACTAAAAAGTCAAATGCTAGTCTATATAAGAAAATTCTCCCACAAAAATGGGAATAAATTAATTAATAACTTTATAATATACTTTTTATATACTTATTATATAGTATTATGACTTTTAAAAATAATTTATATAACAAATTGTCATTTAGTAAAGGGAGAAAAAATAGGCAGTCACGCCGTAACTTAAGCAAACGCATCAAAAGTCTAAGAAAACATAAAGAACAAAAATTTAAAAGATTAAAATGCGCTCCACAAACTAATAATAGTGATCCAGAACTTAAAGATTATACTTGCTATTCCCGCACTAATTTACAAACATTCAAAGAGCTATGGAATAACAATAGCGATGAAAAGATTAATACAAATAACAGTAAAGAAATATGGCAATTTTTCAAAAACAAGCTAAGCAAAGAGTGTTATGATGAACTGTGTTGGCTTAAAAAAAGCAAGTTGTCTTCTATTAACAACAGCGAATTATTAATAAAAGAAATATTTAAACCGTTTTCACCAAAAACTTGGATAACAAATCCATCTACGTGGCTTTCTAGTGTTGATATAACAAAAATAATGAACCAATATGAAAAATCACATGCCAATTTTAAGTTTATTGGCCCTAGTCCAATAGACTTTGATACTAAAGAAGTATTTTCAACATGTGTGTGGGAACAATTATGTAATTTTAATTTAAAAGAATATATTCAAAAAAAGATAACCAAAATAGGAATCATTTTTAATACTGATACACACGATAAGCCCGGAAAACATTGGATTGCGCTATTTATTGATTTAGATAAAAAGTTTATATTTTATTTTGATAGTAATGGAACAAAAATGCCAAAGCAAATAAAAGTATTAATTAATAGAGTAGAACAACAAGCACAACATGAAAATATAATATTAAAAGTAGATGATAATGAAGGATTTACTCATCAATATAATGATGGCCAATGTGGTATGTATGCGCTCTATTTTATAATAGAATTGTTAAAAGAAAATAAAACATACAATTATTTTAAAACAAAACGAATTAAAGACGCTACAATGAAAAAATATAGGACAATCTATTTTAATCAGGCAAACGAAGAACTATATAACATAAAAGACTAGCTTCTCTCTTTCTAGTGCCTAGAATATTTATCATTGGTTTTAATTAGTTCATCTTCTTCGTGTTCAGCCATTAAATGCGGACTGTTTGTCTTTTTTACATTTTTATTAACACTTTCTATCTTAGTTAATATATATTCACCACAAGGACCACAATTGTCTTCATTTGCTAAATCTATTTTCTTATTAATTTTAATAGCACATCGCTCTTGACTCCATCGCCCAAGCGGACCCACTTCATTTAAAAATAACATATTGAAGAGTGTTCTACTATATAGAAAATTCTTTGCTTTTGTGAAAGGCATTATGCTTATTATTATACTAACTATGAAGCTAGTATAATAATAAATCAATTTTTTTCATAATAATTTAAGCATTTATGTTTAAATATATGTATAATATTCTAACCAATTAGACCAGTAATATTTATAACATATATTATTTGATTTACACGCACTTGAAATTAATCTTTTTCCACTTTCTATACTTTTAATCTCTTTATTTAAAACTAAATATTCTGCAGCACTTTCACAAGATTTGTGTTCCTTAATAATAATTTTTTTTTCATCTAATTGAATAATCATATTTTTTCTACATTCGGCTTTATTTAAATGACTATCATCCAAAGTACTATTAAAAGCATTTTCTATATCCTTTTTGTTTTCATAAATATCAAATACAATTTTTTTACTATCAGATTGTAATAAACTTTTTAACGTAGTAATAATATGACCTATTTTAACATTATTATATTCACAATGCGAAGGAATATATAATTTTTCATTTTTTAATAATATTATACCATGTTTATTTTCAATCCTATTTTTAATATCATTTCTAATATTTTCAAGAATAGGTAGAATTTGAGAACGAATACTTTTAGATTGAAGTGATTTTAATTCTTCCACAAATTTTGATTTTGTACAATAAAAATTTTCATCTTTTTCATATTTTATTTGTTTATAATACCAATTCCGTAAACTATCAGATAAAGTTTTATCGGATTGTTCATTAGTCCATATATTTTTTATATCATTATAATTATTCATCCATTCTATTTCTACTGGATTAAAGATTATAGTATCCAAAGTTAAATATTTAGTATCTGTTTTTATTATTCTATATTGTGCTCTTAGTGCATCTCCTTTATTTTTTGGTAATTTATCATTAAATTCATGTAATCTAGTCCAAGGTATTTGCTGGTTTGGTTCTATTTTTTGAAAAGACAATACCGTTTTCATTAACTCTCTTTTTAATTCTTCTGTCCATATAATTCTTGGTGTATTTAAAGCATTATCTACACTTTTAATTTTATAATTAACTGTATATTTGAAATTTTCAGGTTGCTTTTTTCTTTCACATTTAACTGGAATAATAGGTGTAATTTGATTTAATGAAATACGAATTCGATAATAAGTACCTTTATGTTCTTTATTTAAAGAATTAGTACAATGTTTAATGCTTGTTTTCATTAATGTTGAAAATCCCAAACTTTTAGCAAGAATAACAATATGTTCTGCTAAATTTTTATTTTTCTGAGTTATTTCATACGCTTGCCTAGCAATGCTTCCGTCAGTATCTATAAGTCCTGCTAATAATTCTAATCTATTTTCTTGTGAATTTTTCAAATAAATTTCTGGTATATGTTTATTATTAATTAAATTTAATTTTTTAAATTCATCTAATATAGTATTTTTTATTTTACAATCGGTTGTTGATGTAATATGATATGAAGTAACATACTCTGTCTCATAGTCTTTTATGTCGGTTTTTCTTTCTTTTTCACCTGATTTTCTAATATATAAATTATTTTTCTTGGCATAATTACACCATTCCTCTATAATACATTTATCTATATTTGTAAGTCCTAATGTTGCACTATGTCCATCTCCTAACCATATACCCAGAATATATGGTGGAATAGGAAGTTCAATAAAATCATAATCAACTTTTTTTTCAACTATTCTAAAATATTTTTCTATATAGGGTGTAATATTATTTGAGGCAATTTCTATTATTTCATTGAATTTATAACATAAATTTTTTGCTTCTTCATACATACTTTTTTCCTCTTCTAAACTCGGATTTAGCTTATCTATTATATGTTCCTCAAAATTATTATAATAAGTAAAAGATACTTTTATACCTGCTTTTAATTTTTTCTCTCTGCGAACAGGGATAGTTCTAGATTTTAAAGGTAATATACTAATCATTATTATACTATAAACAAAGCTAGTATAATAATAAATCAATTTTTAAATAAAAATGGTCTGTATAAATAAAATTGAATTAGTTTATGGGTAATCACCTTTATAGCAAGAGCAAAGCAGTAATGGAGCCAACGAACAAAATCCCCAAGCGTAAAATTATTAATTTTAGATGCGTCATGGGTTGGTTGTGTTGTCCTATGGGAAGCACTATTTATCTTCTTAGAGATATACGAAACACTATGATTCGTAATGAAGCTGAGAAAAAATATGATATACAAAGAAATGAACTATTGAATATGATTAACTTGGAGGACGAAAAGGAACAGAATCCTAATCCTTTCGCAATCTCTAATTAGGTAATAAGTTTCGTCAATTTTTTACATTAAAATGGTCTGCATAATTAAAATTGAAATAGCTTTTTAAATTAGTTTGAATAGTATAGCAAAGCATAATTAAAGTATGAAATATATCAATGCATTTTTATATATTACAAATTATTGAGTTAAATTTTTTTTATATTATTTTAATATAAAGTTAATACCTTATAGTATATAATAACTATGCCCCCTAAATATATTAACGCTACATATTATAATTTAGTTAATAATACTATATTAAACCCTATTAATATTGATAAATATTTAATAAATATTAATAATACTGATGATAAGTTACCTAATATAATATATCTAGAAAATCATGAATACAGTAGATATTATGAATACGATAATGGCGTCATATTCGGTGGTTGCGGAAGCGGCAATACTATTCATATTTATAGCTTATATAATGACAAAAAAGATGCATATACGCAATTATTTTCTAATCATTTAAGAGTATCAAGTAAATTTATAATGTTTTATTTACAAAAGTTAAGAGAACACGATATTATAACATGGCAGGACTACTTATTATTAACTAGATTAATGAAAAATAATACTCATAAAATAAGGGATTTATTAAATAATCTTATAAGTAACGCTTATTTTATGAATAATCCGTAAAATCAATTTTTAAATAATACAATACTATGTATAATTAAAATTGAATATAGTATAAATAGTACTATAATAATACTATTAACTTATATAATCAATTATGACTACAACAATAGCTACAACAACCAAAAAAGTGCTTACTGAAGATTTAGGTAAAATATTTGAGATGGCTATTTGTTTATATTATGATACACCATATGATGGAAATTACAAATATAGTTTAGAGCAAGCCCATTCTCTCAAAAATAGACTTAACAATCTTAAAAATGTGTTTCCGTATGCTATTAAACATTGTGCTAGTCGTGGAAATAAATATGATTTTGAATGTATAGACAATCCATTAATCCATTTAAGTGCTAAAACAACCAAAAAAGATGGTAAAGTTTGTCCGCAAGTACTAGGACAACCCTCTCGCAAAAAGTTTTGTGAATTTTTCACACTAGATCAAATTACTAGTTTAGAGCAAATAAAAAGTTATATTATAAATAATATTGCTAATTTATTGCAAGTCTATAGTGCACATACTTTTGACTGTCCTATACTCTATTATAATAAACATAAAAATTTATTGGCATTTATAGTATTAAAACAGCATATAAATTGGTCAAATTATGCTATTAAATTCAGTCATAATATAAAAAATAAATTATGGAATGAAAGTTCATCTATTAGCATAGATGGAATAACTATTGGTGAATTTCAAGTTCATAATAAACGTGATTGTATTAAATTTCGCTGGTGTTTTGAAAAATTGCTTACACTGTTTGAAGAGCATTTTATTATTAACAATTTGTAAGTAAATTATATTATAATGATTATAATTATAAAAGTGATTCTATTTTATCATAATATGCTTTACTAATTTCGCATCCTTTAAAGTTGCGTTTAGTATTTTTTGATGCTAGTGCTGTAGTTCCTGACCCCAAAAATGTATCTAAAACTGTATCGCCTTCTTTAGAATGTTTTTTTATGAGTTCTTCAAATAGTGCCAAACTTTTTTGTGTAGGATGAAACCTATTTTTTCCGCCTTGTAATGGATAATAATATATTCCGTTGTCATAATTACTATTAAATGTAGGACAGCCATCTTTAACACCTAATAGGGCAATCTCTCTACAATTTGTTAAATAATTTACTTTACTATTTCTTGGTTGTGGATTAGTTTTAATCCATTCAATAAATCTAATTTGTTTAAAATTATATTTTTCTAGTAAATCTTTTAGGTTTGTAATTTTCCATAAGTCAAAGAAAATTATTAATGTGCCTCCTTTTTTTAATACTTTATAATAATGCTCAATAAACTTTTCTAAAATAGTCAAAGTAAAATCACTATCCCAATCTCCATAGTCAGTTTTTACACAATATTTTTTTCCATATAGCGAGCCATATTTTATATAATTGTTTTTTTGTGAATCATCTTCTATAGCGTTTTGCTCTTTATAGTTAGTCCATTGTTCTTCTGTCTTAACTTCATTAATATTATTTTCTTCATTATATTTAACATTATTATAATGCTTATCTAGACCACTTGTTTTAGATATAATATATGGTGGGTCTGTTAATATTAAATCAATAGAATTGGGAGCTAATGTTTTTAAGTATTCTAGTCCGCACATATTTTTTATAGTTATGCTAGCATTATTTATAGTTGTAGTGCTAACAGAGGCTTCACTAACCGATGTTACTTTATTTTTATTAGACAAACTTTCAAGTAATTTCACTAAATCATCTTTGCTTTTAGATTTACATTTTGTAATTCCAAGTTCTTCACATTTTATTAGAAGCTCTGATTTAGTTAATTTTGAGAAGTCCATTTTATTATTATACTATAAACAAAGCTAGTATAATAATAAATCAATTTTTAAATAAAAAGAATAACTCTAATTTAATGTCTACGCGAGCGTCTTGCTGTTCTTTTTCGGTGCAAACGTCTTTTTTTTGAACCATTTCTTCTTTTTTTAGCTTTAGTCTTTAGTCCTAAAGCCTTTGCCCTTTACTTGTTCTCCATACGCATTTATTGTCTTGCGTAATGTGCCTTTACTTTTTTCACTCTTTTCGCTCGCATATGTGTCACTATCAGAACTATAGTCTGAACTTGAACGCGAACGCTTCTCTTCCTCTTCTGCCTCGGCCGCTTCTTTGCGCCTCCTACATCCACGTCTCTTCATCCCAAAACATGGCATTTATATAGTATACTAATATTTAAATAAATAATTCTAAATAATAATTCTAAATATTTAAATAAAAAACTCTAACTGAATTCAATATTAACTATTCCTCATCGCCACAGTTTTTGCCCTAAGCAGCACTTCAAATGGGTTAGGGTTTAGCTCACTGCGCCACCTAACGGCCTCTTCATCTTCTTTTGCCTTTCTCGCCGCCGTAGCCTCTTCCCTCTTTGCTGCCGCTTTTGTTACCACCTTCACCGCTTCTTCCATCGTCAACAACGCCGCCCTCGCCGCCCTCGCCTCCTCCTTCGCCTCCGCCGCTTCTACCCTCCTCTTTTGCGCTATATCATCCCATGCCTTTACCATCTCCTCCTTGGTTCCCCCTTCATCTTGCAACAATTTTACCGCCCATGCCGTCCACATCGCCTCCTCCTCCTCATTTGTCCCAAGATTACGCCACCTTTTTGCCTGCCTCTCCGCATTCTTCAATTCGAACCCTACGTGTGCCGCATAGTCGGCTGCTTGATTCGCCTTAAATACCCGTAGTGCTCTCAGTTCTCTGGCTTCTTCAGCCAGCTTATCTTTGGAAGCTGCTTCTGCCTTCATCGTTACACTACGACTTGGGCGATGTGTTATACTACGTTTTGAGCGATGTGTTATACTACGAGTTGAATACGGTCCCCCTCCTCCCTTTTTTATTGAATAATATTTAATTCTTGCCTTCCCTAAATAGTTGTGTTTTCTATTTCTTCTTTTAGTTTTACTTCTTTTAGTTTTTCGCATTTATATAGTATACTAATATTTAAATAAATAATTCTAAATATTAAAAACAATAAACAAAAAACAAAAACAAAATTTACGCGGCTAACATATCGGGTGCCATTCGTTCATTATCCCATCCTGTTTTGTTTCTAAGAAGTTCCTTGTAATCTTCGTCTATTCCATTATTAAATCGTTTTAACGCAGCTTTATTCCATTTAATAGCAGTTTCTGTATATTTTTTATCTTTTATTACATTGGCAAGGTATGGATGCCTTACTACTGTAGAATCTGGACTATGCGTTTGACTACGTGTGCCGCGCGCTGGACCATCAAGTCCCAATTTCTCTAATCGCAACATTTCTGCTCTTTGTAGCTCGTGTAGCATATTATTTAGCTCTAATGCGTTGTCTAAACGCCGTTTATATTTCTCTTTATCTGTTAAATCTTGCTTATCAAGTTGCTCAATTAGTCTTTTATGTTTAGTTTTTGCCGCAATTATATTATCTTCATATATATCTATGTATCTAGCTCCTGTTTCTGGTGTTTTAGAACGTCTAGATTTAGCGGATTTAGACTTACTACGCGATTTAGATTTTTGCGCAGGTTTAGAACAGCCGATTCCTCGTCCTCTTCTTTTAGACTTCCCTAAATAGTTTATACATTTTTTTCTATTATTTTTGGTTTTCCGCATTTATAGTATATATATATATATATATATATATATTTATTATGTTACAAAAAAAATTGAAATAAGTTTTTTTCTAAAATCATTTAACAATCAATTAATCAATCAATCAATTCAAACATGGAACACTTTAATAATGATACTATTATTCAAGCTATTACTTGCCCTATTACATGCTGTGTTATGACAGATCCCGTTCAAGGCAATGATGGAAATACATATGAGCGTAGTGCTATTATTAGCGCATTGACTATTAAACAAGAATCACCGATTACACGCGCGCCTATGAGATTTACCGATTTAAAAGTAAATGTGGCGCTTAGATATTTATGTGATAAATACCATCAAACATTGACAAGTCAATCAAGTGTAACAAGTCAATCAAGTGTAACAAGTCAATCAAATGAAGACCCATCAAGTAAACCTATTATTTTAGACCATACTATCAGTAAAAACAATAATAAACTACTTTTAACATTTAATGTAAATAATGATAGTTTTCCTAAAGATTTAAGTACCGGTCATCTTTCACAAGATATTGTGCTAATTATTGACCGTTCTGGTTCAATGCATTCACAAGTCGAAGCAAAAGACCGAAATGGTCAAAATATGGAAAATGGACTATCAATCCAAGATATTGTTAATCATTCGGCAAAAACAGTCGTTCAAACATTAGATTCGCATTCCCGCATATGTATTATTAAATTTGATAATATTATTGATATTGTCACTCCTCTTATGTACGCTACTGAAACAAATAAAGTTCAAATTATGACTTCTATTAATTCCATTAGACCAGGAGGTCAAACAAATATTTGGGGGGCACTTGAGAAAGCATTACAAATTTTAGATGGTCGTGATGATAAAACAAGAAACAGTGCTATTTTAATGCTTACAGATGGAATTCCTAATGTTTCACCGGCACAAGGAGAGGTTGAAACACTGAAGCGATTAAGAAAAAATAAGAATTTTACAACTCCAATTTACACATTTGGTTTTGGATACAATTTACAAACAACTTTATTATATGATATTGCCAAATATTCTAATGGTGGAAACGCACACATTCCAGATGGTAATATGATTGCTACTGTGTTTTGTAATTTTATTGCAACAATCTTGTGTAGTGTAGTTATGAATTTACAACTTCATATTACTCCTAAACAAACTAATAGTGCTTCATTTAATAATTTATTAGTTGGTGATTTTGCTTATAATTATGACCCAATTAATCAAAAATATATTTATGATATTGGAACAGTTCAAGTTCAACAAGAACGAAACATTGTGTTAAATTTTGAAGATAAGTTGGATTTTGATTATTATTATACATATACTATTGAAGGAAAATCCTATACGTCATCTGTACATAGTGTAAATGTGGATTCTATTGCTCATTGTGTAAATAATCCTGCTTTAAATAGTCATATTTACAGGGCTACAAGTGTTGAATATATTAGAAAAATGATTAACTCTAATAGAATTAACAATTTACTAAGCACTGAGGCAAATTATAATGACTTAGTAAAATTATTAGAAGAAAACAAATGCTCGCATAGTCAACCTTTTGTAGATGGTCTTCTCAAAAATATTAAAGGAGACTTCGCAAATATTGGGCAAGTTAAACTGGCAATTGATACAAAATATTTTAGGCGTTGGGGAGAATTTTATTTAGACCAACTTTCGCGTTCTCTTAATCAACAAATTAAACCCAATTTTAAAGATGAAGGTTGTATGTTTGGTGGAGAAGTCTTTGAAGCACTCGTAGATAAGTCAAGTGATATTTTCAATAGTCTTGAAGCACCTAAACCATCATTAGTTGTTCAACAAAATAGCGGAAACATGTTTTATAGGAGTTTAAATTTAGCACCACAAGCACCTATTTCAATGGCATCTTACAATGACCCGCATGGTGGATGTGTTGATTCATATTGTAAAATTGCTATGTTTGATGGAACATCTAAGCTTTTAAAAGATGTACAAAAGTTTGATATTATTAAATCTATTGATGAAAACAATAAAATTGTTGGGGCAAAAGTGCTGTGTGTTGTAGAAACACTTATTGAATCTGGTTATAGAGATTATGCAAATATTAATGGTGTGTTAATTACGCCATGGCATCCTATTAAAATTGGATTACATGGAAAAACAGAAACATGGTGCTTTCCTGGTGAATTATTTAGCACATATAGTTATCCATCGTCAAGCATGATTACATTAGTCTTAGAAAATCATCATATTATGATTATTAATGGTTTAAAATGTATTACATTGGGTCATAATTTTACTAATCATTCGAAATTAATTCATCCTTATTATGGAACAAGTAAGGTTATTGAAAATTTAAACTATTATTTTCCAGAAGATTATAATAATGGTAAAATTAGTGTAAAAAATACTCATATTGGTTATCATACAACATCAACATCAAGTTCAACCTCAATTATTACGGAGGCAGTTGTTTATTATAATACATCAAATCTTAAAGAACCATTAGTTGTATGTTAGACAGAATATATATATATATATATATATATCTATCAGACAATTACTAATTAATTTATTAATTTTAATTAATATTAATATATTATTATATATACTATGGATTTTTATACTCGCTTATTTTGGATGTTTTTCTTTGCCTTCATTATTTTATCTGGTTATTTAGTTTGCTGTACCAAGAAAACTAATATATTTTATTTACAAATAGGCTCTGGATTAGGTATGTTTGCTACAAGCAAAATTGGAAGAAGCTTTTTAGGAATCTGAGTGATTCCATAGTTTATCTAATTTCCAAATAGGAGTGCGTTTATTTAGAGCCCAACGCGAAAAGCGATTAACATAATGGCGACAATCATTAATACCTAATATGTATTTTTTTTGTAATGTTTTTTCAAATTGTACAACTTCTTCAAGTGTTTTACTTGTTTGCCCCCAATAAATGGTTTTATTTGGAACATTTTCAGGAATATAAAATCTATATAGTTTGTCTACAAAACGTGATTCGCTATTTAATATTACTTCATTAGTCGGCGAGCTAATAATAGTAGAACTTGTTTTATATTCGCATTTAGTAGGGTCACAAAAAGGTCTGTAATCATATCTCAACATTGTGTCTTCATTTTTAAAACTAATTCCAATATGATATAAATTTAATTCATTATTGAATTTTTCTAAATGTAAATTGACGTCTAAATGTGAATGTAAAGGAACGTGTGGTTGTATGTTATTAAGTGGCACAATATATGCTAATAAGATTTGAACATAATATAACATATATTAGTATATACTATAATATATAACAATATAAAAATAACTTTATTAATTAACTATTAAGACTTATTAATAAATAACTTTATAATATATTAAGGATGCAAAGTTGTATACTATGCTTAGAAGAAGGAGCAAATTTAAAACAACTAAATCATTGTGGAGTTTATTATATTCATAAACAATGTCATAGTAAATGGATTTCTAAAAATAATACATGTATTGTGTGTAGAGAACCATTAATAAAGGAACATACAATAATAGTACAACAAGTTCAACAAGTTCAACAACAAGCACAAGAATCAGTAGAAGAAAATTATAATTATAGGATTATAAATAATATACAATTTAAGATAGTTTATACTATTAATGTAATGTTAATAGTAGTAATAACAGTACTTATTTATTATATATGGTAATTAAAAATAATAAAATTAAGTTAAAGCTAATGCCATAATATAGT